CCCATCCTTTCCTGCCATAACATTATATGACGTATAATCCCCTACAGGAACATTTATTTGAGGAAACTTACTTTCTCTCTTCGCAAGCATTCCTATCATCCCTATATGAGATAAAGCAAAAAGACTTCCAATTACTCCAATAGCAATCCACTTTGTTTTTTCACCAGTCATAATGCACCAATATCTAATTAATATATAGACAATTTTAACTTACAGTAAGAGTTTTGGTAATTTTAAATACCGTAGAGTCTGAAGAAGTGGGGGTTGCTAAGAGTCTTAAACTACCACTATTAATGTCTGCATCAAACGTAGCAAGATTAACTCCAGTCCTTATAGTTCCAAATTCTGAAAGATATGCATTAGTTCCGTCATGCAATACATTGATGGTTGTCATTTGATATATTGACCCTCTTGTAATCTGAACTTGGTATTGTGCTGACCTATATGATGCAGCAGTGAAACTATCTACAGATGCTTGAGATGATGACGTTTTAGTAGATGATGCACCCTCAAGTCTAAGGACAGCAGGACTACCAAAATCAACTCCACTTCGTGCAGTTATAAGACCAACAACATCTATATTAGTTACATCTTCATAGGTAAGAGTTCCCCCGATAGTTACGTTTCCTGTAAAGGTGGCAGCAACACCAACTACGTCCTGAACAGTAATACTAGGAGTTCCAGAAAGACCTTGTGATGTAGTTGATATACCTGCTGTTTTGGCGTATCCAGCATTTGTTGCATCAGTAGCAATTCCTGCTGTAGGAGCATAGGTTGCTATGCCAGAACTAGTAGCATAAGTTGCTATACCAGCAGTTTCTGCATATGTTGCAATTCCTGCTGTTACTGCATATGTTGATATACCTGCTGTATTTGCGTATCCAGTATTACTATCAACACTTTCAAATACAAAATTCTTACCTGCTGGTTGAGATGTATCTAACCTAAGATACATTCCATTATATGCACTTAAATTAGTGGCAACACCAACAATATCATCAAGGTATTGGAGTTTTGTTTCTCCACCACCACCAAAGGATGCTAATTGCTGTTGGACTCTATTTACAAATAGTTGATAGTTCTCTTGTAACTTTTCATAGGTTACAAACTTTTGATCTAATGGAGTTAAAGGATCTTCATTATCAGTCTCAGGTGGTTCCGTTAAAAGATTCTCTTGCAGATCTTGTTTCTGAGTTTCTTTTATTTGATCTACAATTTCACGTATTTCTTTAATACCATTATCAAATTTATCATTTAATTCTTCAAGTTGTTCATCATAGTATTTGACTTCTGGTATATTAGTAATTTTCTCTTGGAGTTCATCAAAATAATCTTTAAGAGAACCAGTAATAACGTTTTGTGATTCAACATTTTTAGTATTGAATTCTTTAACTTTTTTCTCAATATTTTCCTTTAAAGTATTATATTGACCTAGTATCTGTTTCTTTAATTTTCTATCATCATCTTTTAGATGTAGTCGATACTCATGTATTTGATCAGAAGATTTTTTTAATTCTTCATATATTTTTTTGGTAGTTTCTTTTAAATCAGTTTTTATATTATCAATATCAACTTTCTTTTCAAAATCCTTTACTTCAATATTTTCTGAAACTCCTTGAATATCATAATTAAACTTATCTCTAAGAGAATTTAATTCATCATCATAATTAGGAATATTAGATACAAATTCCTTTAATTCGGAAAATCTTCCTTCTAAATTATTTACTTCTTGGTCGTAATATTTTACTTCTGGTAGATCAGAGATGGTTTGTTTAACCTGATCTATATCTTCATCATAATATTTTACTTCAGGAACTACAGGTATTTCTGAGCGTAGTTCTTCAATAGTTTGTGATATCTTTTCTAAATCATCATCATAATATTTTATTTCTGGAATATCTGGAATATTATCTCTTACTTCATTAACAAGACCAACTAATTCTTTCCACTCAGGTCTCTTTATAATATCAATAAATTCATAATCTCTAAATTGCATGTCAGGATTATATTCCTGAACAGAAATACCACCAGTAGTTTCAATATCTTCTTCTTCAATTTCCTCAATATAATTATCAATAGGCGGCAAAGATTCATCAATAGGTATATCTTCTATTGAAGGTAAATTTGGTTTTTCATATATTACTTTTTCTTCTATATCTACAACATATTCATCAACCGAAGGCAATTCTTCTACAACTTTCTCTTCTGTTATAAATTCATCGACTGATGGCAATTCTACGGGATTCTCCGTAAAATCATCCAACGACGGCAATTCGTCTTTCGGCATTTTATGAGTATTTTAATACTTCAGGATTTCTCTCCTCTTTTTATTTATTCTGTTCCTTCACTCCATTTTTTAATAACTTAGCTAGTTCTGCTGTAGAACCAACAAATAGTGCATTGTTAACTGTATTAGGTCCTTTCTGAGTAGTCTCTTCTTCAACATCTTTAAGTTTCTTCTGAAGATCCATTAACTTATCAGTTGCATCAGAAACACTCTTAATTAACTGACCAGCAACTTCATATGCTCTAGGCATCTCACTATCCTGTGCTAGTTCAAGAATACCATTAATTGCTTCCTGACCCTTTTCTATGATGCTGTAAAGATTACCACGAGTATACTCATAGTCCTTAGTTATATCATCTTTAGTAAACCTGTCTGGTCTGTTTATACCAACATTACTAACATCAGTAAGTTGGTCTTTTCTAGGAGCACAACCATTTTCGGGAGTATCATCAACCTCAACCTCAGTGGGTGTTATATTAAAGGCATCATCTAAATGGTTTTTCACTTTTAATCCCCAATTGTAGTTCCACTAAATCCAAAGTCATCTCCTTCCTCTACGAGTGCATTATCAGCACTTGTAATAGATTTGACATCTGTTCCTCGAACATGTGGGACTTTAGTAGTCTTATCTTGTCCTCTCTTAACTGTTAACTTGTTACCATCAACTGCTTTAACATATAGTTCCTCTCCACCAACATCAATATAAACACTTGTTGATCCAGAAGATGCTGTAACAGAAGAACCATCCTCAACTTCAAATGTAGTTTGAGTAGCAGTGATATCTTGTGCTAAGTTAGTAAGAACAGTTCCATCATAATTCTGAATTGCTCTAGGAACAACAGAATATGTAAGATTTCGTGTTGCATTGGAAGTATCTGTTCCAGTAAGATAATTGACTGTAGACTTGGTAATAATATCCTTGGAGGCATCGGATACAGGACCAAATAGGTATGTTTTAGCAGTAAATCTTAATGTATAAAGGAGAACTCTTCTTGATTCAAAATCTCCTTCATAATCATCCTGCATTGTAATATTTTCCAATACAATAGGAATATCTCTTTTTTCATAAATACTACCTACTAAATTTACAGTTAAATTATATGATGGTTGGAAATATGGAAGTATCTGTTCTGTAATCTGTAATGCATCATCATTTAATTTAGTCATAACAGCAAGTTCAAATTGCATATTATAAGGAACAGGCATATATGCCTTTTTCTCATCTGGAGTATCTGAATCTGGATTTTGAATTATAATTTTCTGAGTAGTAGTAACCTTTCTACCTGGATCATATGTCAAACCAGTAAATTCAAAAGACATCCTTGGTAAAGATAAAGATGTTGCTTTACTCAAATCTGGTGATTGAGTCAATCTTGCTAAAAACTTCTGAGTAGGTCCATATGCAAGAGGAACCCTGATTATACTAGCGTCAGTTTCCCCACCACTTTGCTTAATAGAAATACTATTAAACAGAGTTCCAAAACCAATAATGGTTCTTCTCAAGATTTCGTTATAAAAATATTCAAACATTGTTATAGTCCTAGTATCTTATATTTATGGAATTCCAAATGGGTTCTGTTCACTGAAGTCTAAAATATCATCTGCAGCAGATTCTATATTAACATTATCAGCAAATCCATCATCTGGTGGATCTTCACTTACAACCCTTAATGCATGAACTGCACCAGAAGTTCCACCAGTTAAAGTCTCTCCAATACTAAACATTCCAGAAACATTTGCTACCTCTAAAACATTTGTAGTTGCATTCCAAGTTCTTACTCGTCCTGTCTCACCTGTAATAGATCCAGTGACGATTTCATTAAACTTATAATTACCACTATTATTAAGTGAAGGATTGCCGATTGTAATTGTTGGACTTGAAGTATACTTAGAACCAGCATTTGTAATATGAATTGCTGAGATAGTTCCAGCAGCACTTACGACTGCTTCAGCAGTTGCTGTAGTACCTCCTGCACCTGGTCCTGTGATAGTTACAGTAGGTGCTGTAGTATATCCAGAACCAGCATCAGTGAGTGTAACTATACCAACAGTTCCATCACCTATAAAGACGGTTCCAGCAGCACCTGAACCCCCTCCACCAGTAATTTGGAGTGTAGGTGCAAGAGTATATCCAGCACCTGGATTTGTGATAACAACTTGTTGAACTGATTTGAGATTATCACTAATATTTAAATTACATACATTAATACCACTAATCATTGTGGCAGTAAGAATACCTGTAACCTTACCAGAAGGGGCAGAACTGACTCCAATAGTAGGTATAGAACTATATCCACCACCCCTATTACTTAATGTAATTAATCTAATAGATCCTTCAGTATTGAATCCAACTACAGCAGATGCACTTACTCCTGTTCCTACCAATGTAAGAGTTTGAGAAGATCCAAGTAGTGTTGATAGACCATCTTCAGAAGTTCCATCTGCATTATCACCAATTAAAGTATCATCAATCTCAGCAACTCCAGTATCAATAATTTCATCTTCGTAACGGAAGAGTTCACATTTAAGAGTATAGACGTAATTCTTTCTTAATTGATAGAATGGTTTCTCATGCTCTACATATTTAATTTCAAATAAACGATCACCTAGTGGAAAATAAACTAAATCACCCTCTTTAGGTCGGGTAGTTAACTTTACATTAGATTCGTTTTTAAGTAATGGTTGAATATATGTTTCCCATCTTTCTCTAGAAATAACAAGAGTTACTTCATTAGTTTGCTCAATACCAAACTTTGATAATAAAGTAGGATTATCTGCATATCCATCAAAATTATCCACATATGCTTCAAGTGGAACAGCTACGTCAAATTTAGATTTAACAACTTCTCTTATAACAGTTTTTTC